TAATAAAAGCCCTGTGTTCATTTTTGGGTGTATAAATAGGATTAAATTTCCATTCATTATCCTTATAACTCATTGGTATATTTTCTTGTCTAATTAGTTCATCAATTTCTTTCAGTTCTTTATTTGTTCTTGTTGTTCTATATAGGTCTAAATCACTGGACTGTTGTAGTGTTACCGGTTCACCGTTACGGGTTTCAGCCATACCAATAAATTCATCCTTAGTCATTTGCCACGGCTCTTTTAACGGCTGAGTTTTCTTGTGCGTTAAGGTACGTTTTTCAGTGGGTTGCGCAACTTCCGGCTTGAGCTCTGGGGCGGCCTCTGGCGCCGTTTCAGCAGGTTTCTCGAAAATATCACCGCTTGTTTTGCCCTTCTCAACTTCGACAAGATTTTCCAATTTTTGTTTAAGTTCATTTATACGATTATCTATTTTCTCCCGCCTTTTGATTAATTCAGATTGACGCTTTTTAAGTTCTGGCCGCTTATCGCCAAACATTTCCGCCTGGTCGGCCTTTGTGGCTCCGAACATACCACGCTGACTTAACGAATTTATTTCTGCTGTATATTTTTCTATTTGAGCATTTAATTGATCTTTTTGTTTCACAAGGGTTTTTATTTCGCCCTCTACGTCTGATACACTTAATAACTCCTTACCCTCATTTTCTGTTTCAAACATTGTCTCTAAGTAACCGCTACTCGATAAATTCTTAGCTGTTTTGGACGCATTTTTTTTATCATATTCTTTCCGCACATCAATAATATCATTAGAAATCTCATCCTTATTGGCGCCATTTTTTATATTAACATAAAATGTTGTGTTCATTGAAGATAGATTCAAATATCTGTCATTGGGTCTGCTTTTAAATATTGTATATATATCATCTTTAACAGCATATTCATTATCTATTGTTTCAATGTCATTATCGCTGTTATAAAGTATAATATCACCCCTAATAAGTGATTCGGGAGATATTTTACTTTCTATTTGAACAATATATTTTGTCTGGCCGGGTGCAATGGAAAAAGGAGTTATAACGTACTTTTTGTCTTTTATGTTTTTTTTGCCCCAAATAAGTGCGCTTTTTCTATCATTGAATAATTTATTGTCTGGGTGGGCATTGACAAATACTAACTCACCACGATTTAATGTTTTGTCATACTCCCTCCCCTGTATATTTGTTTCACGCGGCTTTTCGGCACTTATTGGTTCACCAGTTTGTACCTTTGGTTGATTAACTTCGCCCGTTCCCTCACCTTTGGATTCTTGCTGTTCAATAGCCTCGATAGTCGCAATGTCAAATTCAATATCTCCGACGAAAGTTTCTGCAATCTCCATGTCTCGCTTTTCTCGGAGGAGTTCTTCTGAATATTCAGCTGATTCTTTAGCAATGTTTTCATATTTAGAATCTTCCTTCATTAATTGTTCAACTTTTTGATTAAATAGCTCGTCAATACCGGACTCGTTGTAGCCAGCATCCTTATATTTTTCGGCATAGGGTGCTAATGTGTTAGCCCTCAATTCCATAGCCTCATCTACTGTTTTGAGCGCATTGATCTTCGCTATTGTGCTTTCAAATGCTTGTTTAACCGATTTTTCTTTATCCTGTTCTTGGGCAACTATTTCGCCAAGACGTTTTTTAAACAATGCCTGCCATTCTCCATAGTTAGGCAGACTCCTTAATTTATCAATTCCACCGTGAGCATCATTAACCGCCCTCGTAAGTTCGTCAAATTCAGCAATACTATAAACATTTTCAAGTTCTTCCTCGAAATCATTTATATCTGTTAAATCAACTGGTTTTTCAAATTCTGGGCGAATTTGATCACCCGTAAGAAGATTCTGCCCATTTTTATACGCTTCCATTTCTCGTATTGCCAAGTCGCACAATTCATCGAAATCTTTAACCTGTCCATAGGGAGAATATTCATTAAACTCAGCAATTTTTGTATCATAATTTGTATGCGACGAATGAGTATTCAAAATAGGTTGTAACCCAACTAAATAACCCTCAATCTGATCATAATCTGATGCAATCAAACCAGAAGGTTCTTTGTGTGCAACACAAGTCCCCAAGACAACTTGAAGCGCAGGCATATTCTTTAATGCTGATCGTGGTATAATAACCTTACCGGACATTCTTTGGGCTGATGCCCTTGACCTGTTTGCATGTTTTTCCCATTCTTCAACACTAAAATTTATCTTTTCGGTTGGCAATCCTTTGGTATTAGACTTATGCCACAATTGATAACTGCCGTCTGGCATTTTTACAACATTCCATACTTTGCCGAATTTCTTTATTTTATCCAATATCACCGGCTCAGACTCGGCCTTAACTTCAGGTGCGACCACTTTCTCCTGTTTCTCGACTGGCAACTTCTGTGGCTCTGGCTTGTTTAGTTTTTTAGCCGGTGGCTGTAATGGCTGGTTTAATAAACTTATCTGCTCGGCCTCCACCCTGTTTTTCTTAGCGTTCCGTATATGTAGGCGTTTTTGGCCTGCTTTAAGCTCTGGTTGCGGTGGCGTCTCAACTTGTGGCGTAATGCCAACTTCTCCGCCTGCCTTCTCAGCTTGCGCTCCAATTCCTTCGGCATTTTGTACCTCTTGAGTTTTCTTATGCGTTAAGACACGTTTTTCGTGTGCTTTCTCCCATATATCGATGAGTTGGGATTTGGTTTTGATTTTATCTTTTCCAAACATTACAATTTCATCACTTCCCCATTCATAACCATCAAATCCTTTACTTTTTAAATAATCAATCGCTTCCTTACTTCTTGCGCCATTTTCTCTAAATGTTTTTTCCCAAGTTTCGTGAGGAACTTTTCCACCAGCCAAATCAGAAATTAAATCATAGCCAGTAGCAATTTTGGCGTTTGGAGATAAAATAAATTCATCAGCTTTCCCATATTCCATTGCTTTTCCCTTATTAGTAGCAAAACTAATTCCACCCCCAGATGAAGATTCTGGTTTCATGTCCATCATTTGTTGCAATGAAAGTTTGTCTGTTGCCAAATTACTATCTTCTGCTCTAAATAGTGGTTTTCCCTGTGCCTTCACAAACTCCTCTGCACTCTTATACTTACGGGCTTCTTCTACCAACGACTTAGATTCTTTGGGAATGGAGGCCTTTACTTCTGGTTGTGTTGTGACTTCGGGAACTTTTAAACCTAGCTGCAATTCAGCATCGTATTTAGCATTAATTTCTTTATGGGTATCTTGTCTAAATTCGCCAAAAGTTTGATTTGTTTTTCCGGCAATTCTATCTTCAATAAAACTTTTTATAGTTTCTACTTCTGAAGACAGGAAAGCATATTTGACATTAACAAAAGAACTAAGAATCTCTTCTACACTTTTTCCTTCTTTAATTCCATTTTCTATTTTGCGTTCAATTCTCCCCTCTGCAAGTTCCGCATCGCCACCCATTAATACTTCATTGACCCCTTCAGGATTATTTCTTCTTATAGGAACAAATGTCGCAGGGAATCTATCTAATTCCTTCCCCCTTCTTTCTTCACTACTTACCTGTCCCTCTACCGGTTGTTTGGGAGCCGCCGGTTCTTTTTCCAATTGTTTAGAGCTGGCCTCAAAATCTTCAAGGTACTTATTGTAATCCTCAATGATATTATTAGATAATTCTTGTTCACTTAAATTGCTTACCTCGTCAGAATGCTCATCAATATATTTGTCGGTAAAATCTGAAATAGACATCGGTTCTTCACTTGGCGTCTCAAGAGACTCTCCGGCTTGCTCAACAGTCGGCACCGGTGTCGGTTCGACTGGTTTCTGTGGTATATTTTTAGACTCCGGCGAAACATTATATGCTTCTGCGACTACCGCCTCTAACTCAGGGTCGTTTTCTATGCTTAAACCATCAATGTCAGACAAGTTTTCAGCACCTTGAAGTATAGCAATGGCTTGCTTCCGGGTAATGTTTTTGTCGCCAAATTTATATATTGGTGCTTCTGCTGGTGGTACTCCTGCTGGTGGTACTCCTGCTGGTGGTACTCCTGCTGGTGGTACTCCTGCTGGTGGTACATTGGGTTCGTTTTTTGGCGTTGTCTCTTTATTCCCCGTCCCACCCAGATATTCCAGTGCTTTAAATGTCATACTCGGAATTGAGAAAGAAATTAGCTCTGCCAGCATTTGTTTCTTTGAAGGAAACTTGTATTTTTCGAGACCTAATAAGGCACGTCCAAATTCTCCAACTCTTTCTTCCCAAATTTCTCCAAGTGTCCCATGCCATCCGATTCTTTCAACAAATTTTGCTATATCGCTCGCATTTTTACCGGGATTTAACTTCGAGAAGGCTCGCAAAAAACCAAGTTTCGCCAGCCTATTTCCATTCTTTCCGCTAAATAATTTTTTAGCGATATTACCAATTTCAATTAATGATCCACCAGTCTGTTCTGATGTGTATTCAACATAGTTGTCTTTGATTGAATTTAATAAGGCCTTACCAATATCATCACCACCCTCGATAATATTCACAATCTCACCAGCCGCATCATTATCAACCTGCATTTCCGGCATGGTGTTTCTGATTGTACCCACCGTAATTCGTGTGATACCGCCAATCGGCATTTGTACAGCCCCACCCACAAGCGTTCCTATAATTTTAAGCGGTATTCGCAAGGAAGCCTTTTTAACAGCCTCCTCTGACATTTCTTTCCCGATAAGTTTAGAGAGTGCTTTTACGCCAGACTTCATAGCAATACGTTTGCCCCCAGAAAATAAACCGTAAGTGGAAGCAATTTCACCCCAAAATGCAGGTTGTTCGCTTAATACATTCCCAATCAAATATCCAAGACCAGGCTCTTTCTTACTGTACTCTGCAAAATTTGTGAGCGTTTTATATTCGTCAGTTGTTATTTTATCACCACTAAAATATCTATCAGCAATCTCAGCCACACCCAACAGATCAACGGCCTCCTTAACACCCCCCATATAAGGTAACAATTTATAGGGATTAGCCATTAATTCATTCCAAGCATCAGAAAGTTCGAGCGTCTTTTTATTTTTGAAAGAATCCCCGATCTTATACCAAGTATTATCTCTAACATCGTATTCTTTTATGGCTTTAAGCGAAGGCTTTCCCCCCATTGGCATAGCCATCCCAAGCTTAGAATATGCCCCCCAATCAGTTTCGGGATATTTGGGAGATACTATCTGCTCCTTACGCCGCCTTGACTCAATTTCATTCTCAACATTTTTTAATTCATTAAAATTATCAACGTAATTTTTAATCTCAGTGCCACTTGATAAATTATTGTAATTTTCAATATAAGCATTATATTTATTAAACGATTGCCTGTCGCCAATAAATTTATTATCGGCAATCATACCAGAAAATTTATTTATTTCAGATTCAATCTTGGTTAGTTGGTCAATTGTTTCTTCTGCTTTATTAATCTGTTCTTCTAAGTTGTTTTTTTTCTGGATTAGCCCTTCTAAAGTAGCGGGTTGACCTGTTCTTGTATCAATACCATTAACTATTAGCGTTGGGTGTCCTGGCAATTTGTATTTAGAGGGCAAGTTGCCTGATTCATCTGGGAATATCCCACCCTCATTTTTAAAAAGTGAATAATAATCGTAGTAATGTTCTGGTGCATAGGGATTGGGATTTAAACCATACTGACCGGCATACTTTTTATATTCAGCGAGAAACTTTTGCCTGCTATTTGTATCAATTACTTTTCTAACTGTTTGAAGTGGCCGTCCCTCTTTTTGATATGTTCTAATGATAGATTCTTCTTGGGGATATTCTTCAATTAGTTTGTCAAAGTCGCTCGGCTCTTTACCACTAAGGTCAACGTATGTTGATGCCATACTCGCAACTTGAGCTGATTTGGCAAGCAATTGTCCTGATAATGTTTCAGCGTCCGCGCTGTCTATGTTTTTATTATGGATGTTTAATAACTTTGCGCTAAGGGATTCCTCTGCCGCCTGTTTTTCTTGATTAAATGCGGCAGTTGAACCAAGTGCTACATTTGGATCAATGCGCTTATCGGGGAATAATTCTTCAATAGACGGTAAATTGTCCGCGCCATAAAATTCATTTAATTCAGCAAGGATTTTATCGTCCAACTTAATACCCCTATTTATTATTTGAAACTTCTGGGCTAACTGTCCTTATTGTTTTGGCCGCTATCATAAATGCTTCACGCGGTTGCTTCCCGTCTTTCATTTGAGATAACGCAATTCGCTTAAACAACTCAATAGTTTTAGGCGAAAACCCGGAATTTTGCATCTTCTGAGAATAGTAATGATACGCATTGGCAATGTTCCTGTATGGTGATTCTGCGCTTTCTTTATATTCTCGCAATTCGGGCAATGAAACATTTATGCCATTTTTACGCAAATTGTTCCACTCATACCACATTCTTACAGAATCACCCCAAGCGGCCTTATTATTAAATGCCTCCTTTCTTATATCATAAGGATAGGTCAAAACATTGTTGTCATTAACATCTTTATATGTTTGGCTTCCTATTTTATTTTGTTCCTCATATTTTTTTGTATATTGATCTAATTTGGCATTGTCTTTTCCATATTGTATTCTATCCAGCCTCAATTCTTTTAATTTGCGCTCCTTTTGTTTACTTTCTGGAGAACGTGCATTTTCTGCACTTTCTATTAAATTCTGAGCCATACTTTTCAATGTAGGATCGGTTATTTGATCTGCAATTTTACGAATATATTGAATAGCATCATTATTAGGCATAGCTATCTCCCCTTATTGAGTTCAATAACAGCATCTAAAACCAATTTAAACAGATCTTTATTATTTTTATCAATCTTTTCATCTCTCTGGACTTTCAATTTTATATCTTGTACCGCATCATTAAATAATATATCTGGTTGGTAATCTTTGAATATCTCTGGGATTTTATCACCAAATACATCACCTACTGTCCTGCGTTCATTCTGATTTTCTTTAAGCTTAGGATATAAATCCATAAATTTATTAAATGGTACATCGGAGTATGTTTTCCACTCTTCAGGTAATTGATTGCCTAATACATCGCCCAAAGTTTTTTCTTTATTAAAAGATTCAATTAGTGGAGAATATAATTTTTCAACCAAATTAGAGTATATAGCCCTCTTTTTATCGGGCAATTTAGACAATATATACTGTATTCTAATATACTCTCCCATAGCATCATTTGAAGGTGATCCTTTAATGTTTGCGTTTTTAGCCGGTGCTACTGGTGCCCCCACTGTCGTTGCCGTTGCCTCTGCCGCTGATTTTGCCGGTGCTACTGGTGTTCCCGTTGTCGTTGTCGTTGGCCTTGTCGTTGCTACTGGTGTTGCCGCTGCCGCTGGTGTTGCCGTTGCTACTGGTGTTGGTTTTACCGTATTTTTGTATAATTGATAATCTCCAGCGAGTCTGCCCTCTACTTCATTAATTGCTGATTTATATGTGTTGTCTTTAAGATATTTTATTGCATCATCATACGTCTTTATCTCTGCATCATCAAGTGCGAAGATATTTTGAGCGATTGTCCGCTTGCTTCTTTCGATGTCCTCGACGCGCTTTCTGTACTCGTCGTATTTTTTAAATATTAACAATTTCCTTTTATTAAATCTTGGATTGGCTTCGGTATTAGCCATTATTAGACCCTCCGTTTAATTCTAAGATAAAATCACTGTGACACATTAATTATTTCCCCAACCGCCTCAGAAGCCACTGTAAAATACCACCACCACTATTTGAGCTATTAGTATCGTCCTCAACGCCAGCCTTATTCTTTAGCATATTTAATAATTCTTGTTCATATTTTTCACTACTTAAATCGCCAATTGTGCTTGCCGCCGTACCGGTTAATTCACCAACAAGATTGCTAAGGTTTCCCGTTCTGTTTCTAAGCCTGTCTTGATAGCGTTGCAATTTGTTTTCCCAGTTCATTTGTTCGTATTGATTGGCCGCGTCTATTTTTGAAAGTTCGTTTTTGGTGGTTAGTTCGTTTTGAGCATTGCCAATATCTTCAATAACATTGCGATCAATTTCATTAAAGCCACGTTGTGCGGCTATACTGCCACCAAGATTATTGCTTGCCATTCTACCCATGTAATCAGCTTTTGTGTTTGCCGCCAATGCGCTTTCACGACTGCCCATTTGATTAATTATATTCTGTTGCGCCGTTGGTGAATAAATCCCCATTTTTTGGCGTTCTTGTAGCATCTTGGCATACGATGATTTACTAAATTTCGGAGTAATCGGGGCATTTCTTTTTATAAAATAATTAGCCAGACTGCCAATTCCTTGTATCGCCGCATTTGCCATCAATAAACTCATATAAGCTCCTTATCTTTTTCTCAATCCCGTACCGATTCCCGTGTTCTCTGTATAACGCGAATTAAGCAATAATATCTCTGACATAGCTTGATCAAATGCTATTTTACTTCTTCCAACATTATTGTCCATTGCCCAACAATATGATTCTGCAAAAGAAACGGCAATTTCGTGTATAGCGGGATTTATTTCGGGTGCTACATTTAGACTGCCCTTACCACTTTGCGGCATAAGGTCATCAAAATCATTACGAAACATATAAAAATATTTGTCGGAAGTATTAGTGCCAAGCGTTGGTGACAGGGTAAATACCCTTGTCGCCCCAACATAATCCGTCACAATCGAATATTTATTGTGATACACAGAATAGATCGGGAAATTATTGTAATAATCATCTAATTCCACTAAACCATAAAGTCCATTAGCGGTCAGCGTTACTCCGTCATTAGTTACAGACCCCAAGAATTTGAAAATAATTTCGGTGGGAATTTTTAAAAAATAAACATCGACACTTGTTATAGATGTCGGTAATACATATAGCTTGTTTTGGAATATATAGAAAACAGGATTATCAGTTGAAGGTGCAAGATAGGTATTCTCAGTTTTCTTAATATCATCCATATCAATTTGCAAACAATATTTACCAGTACTTGTGTCGCAAACCTTTAAGATACCTTGACCGCCACGCAATGGCAAATAACCAAGATTAGCCGAACTAAGGTTAGCACTACCCAAACTCAAAGAAAGGCTGGACTTTAAAACCTGCAATTCGGTCAAATACTTATTATCAATGGCTTGAACAAGCTTAATAACACCGTTATTAATGGCCTTTATCTTAAAAGTATCGGTAAATAGATTCGAGCCGCTATCTTCAAGTCTATATCCAAGAAGATTTAACATTTTATATGCGTCCATTATTGCGCTCCTTTTTGTTTGGTACCAATACCATCAGATTCACGGTATTTATCGTTTAATGCCTTGATTTGAGTAATTACTTTATCCATAGTGCTATTACGCCGTTCAATATCGGCAGTAATCTTCCACAATTCTGACTCAGCATAATCAACAATCAAATCCGCCAGACTGTCATTCAGGTCAAACGCAGTATCGGACAATCCGATAAGCCCTACCTCAACCGTCGGATGACTAAGAAAATAAACATGATGTCCCGTCTGTATATCATCCGGTGCTGGCGGGGATATTGTAACAACATTGTCTGCATTTGCAAAGTCGGTTACCACATAATACCCAATCACCGATTTGTCTGGTGAGAATATGTAAACTAAACTTCCATTAAAATAATCGTCCGCATAAGCCTCGACAAAATATGGAACCCAAAACTGAGTTTCCTCGCCAGTCCCCGTTGTTGTGAACGGATAGTATAGCGGACTTGGTAATCTTAAATAATAGACATCAATTACGGGACTGGTTGCCGTACACTTGATGTAGATTTTATCCTGAAAGACATAAAAAAGCGGGTTATCATCAGTACCGGCCAAATAAGTATTTTCGAGTTTCTTTAAATCATCAAGAGCAATTCGCGTACAATATCTGCCACCCGTCAATTTAACTTTGAGAATACCTTCGCCACCGCGCAACACCTTTGATTTCAAATCTTTAATAGTATAAATTCTACCCGAAGCGGTAAGACCTGTCTCAAGACATTCAAGTTCGGTAAGATAGGCATTGTGGAGCATATTGGCGATTTTAACCTGACTATATTCCAATACTTGACGCCGTAATTTTTCGGGAAATTTCTTTTTATCGGCATCTTCAACGCGCAATCCTAATTGAGTAATAGCATCACTTACATACATAGTCCAAACCTCTTATTTAACCCGTTTCAATTTTTATGCTGTTTACTTCGACGGCGGAAGTTGACCCAGCTGATTCCAATATCTCAATTGCAAACCGTCCACACCAATAACGCACCGCCAAGCGAAGCTGGGTGATTACCGAGCTTGCTGGTATGGTAGTAGTAAAAACCGCACTGCTATAATTGTTATCAACATACATATTTAAAGTTAAATCAACTGCGGACTTATATACAATAGTAAAATATCTAACTACCTCTTTTTTCTCATCGTTCCCGACGTAAAATTCTTTAGTTTTTAAATTAAAGGCAACCGATTCTTTACCAGTAGTGAGGTCAGACGAAATTTTATATACTTTCTTATTAGTGTCATCAAATATCATCATATTTGAAACTTCGTCAATCCCCATAATATCAACATCTATATTTGAATCAATCTGTCGCCATTCATTTGTATCAATTCTATATGCGTAAATTAAGTTATTCTTAAACCGGTAAATGATTTCATTATTGAGTTGATCATAATTTGCCTGAATGAGCTCCTTTTCGCTATCGCTTAATGCCATATAGACATCTTTTATTGGCTCCGTAATTCTATCATTAATCAAAGGGGTGGCTTCTGTTTCAGCCCCAATATTAGGATTTAAACGATTAATCGAACTATATGAACAATAATAAATTTCATCGCCGACCTCCACATAACCGTTGGGCGCTAAATTACCCTCATTATATTTAGATTCACGTATTTCGGCAACATCACCGGTATCTGCGTTCATAATCAATCTGAAAATCGCCCTCTTTTTGAAAGCAATTAAACCACCAAAGCATACAGCAAGGCCAGTCCCTTCGCCACCCTCTCTGTCTGGCAAAACCACCAAATTACTAACAGGATTTACATCGTATTGATTTAATTCACTACGTGTCAATCCATTAATCTGCGATTCGTTTTTCCCGCCAGGATCGAGAACCACATTATATTGATAAAGTCTGTTGTTTAATATTCTACCGAATTTGCCATTAACCTTTATGGAAACCTCATCTACAATCGGATGTTCAGAACCTTCGGTCAAATACCCATCGTCATAAAACCATAAATCCACATAACCGGAAGCAGTGTTCTTTTGCCATAAATAATTATCGCAAATATAGGATTTAAGGTTACTGCCAATATAACTATCACTAAAATCAGTATCTACCTGCACTGCTTTTTGAACATTATGAATAATTCTACGCCGTTGTGCGCTTGAATCATTATTGCCATTGGCATTAGTGCCAACTAAAGCGCGATAACCAACCAACTCATCATTACGGTCAAAATCAAAATCGGAATTGATAATAGTGTCAATACCACCATAACCCGTAGCCGTACCACTATCATATTCGACATTACTGCTACATACATATAACATATTAACCCAACAAGTACTATCGTATCCACCTACATATATCCTAATATCAAGGGATGTAGCCAAACCGGAATTAAAAGTATTACTTAATACATGCCAGTTACCATCGGCGATAGTGTTTTCAAGACAAGTAGTCCACTCACCACCATCTAATCTATATTCAACCCTTACAGAACCTGCATTAACATTTTTTAATACTCCAAGCATATAATAATCGGTACTTGGAGTAATTGTCATAGTAGTATTATGCTGTGCCGTACCATAACCAGTATCGACATCAGTAACACATGCTAAGCAATTAGAACCATAATATGGAAGTGACTCTTCTACTTCAAATGTAGTAAATGTTTCTGTCCAATCACCTAACTCATTATCTTGAAATGTATTGCCACAATCCGGGCTAAATATATTATCATTTACATTGTATATTTTCCAACTACCAGTAGCCCAGACAGATACAGGATGTAATATACAATAATGCAATGTAAGAATATCTACTGAATTATCAATAATATCATATATTTGGTTATTTCCACCAGCACTAACAACATATAAATAATAATCAGTAGATAAATCAGGCCAATTCTTATCCGGTACATATAATCCATAACCGACATTAGAACCAGTATTATATTTCAGATTCGGGTCGTAAGTAGCGTCCAGCGTGCTGATCCGCTTAATCAGTTTATAGCCAGCAACCGCACTTGTAATAGACCGATAGATATTTATTCCCGTTACCCGCTTATTTAATGCTGATGCAAGTAGAGTATATTGTATTCTGAAAACCTGATTTACCGTAGTTGTCCCAGATGCAACATAGGCCGTCGGTAATAACGTTTCCTGCACACCGTCAAATATCAAAGTAAATTTATAGTAATAATCATCAGCCGCAAGTGTTCCATATACCTCTTCATTATTTTTAGCAGTCGCATTAAGTAGGGTGGTTGCAATTTCCGGTGTGGTAAGGCTTTCATAAAAAGCGGCTTGTGATAATATTGCGCTATTCCAGAAATAATCACGGTCAATGTATCCATACCACAAGCCTTTGCTTTCGTGTGTACCATCGGCTAATCCTACATTGCCCGGAAGAAATCGGATTGCGTCAAACGAAACAACTATTGGATTGTATATTGCGGCTTTGTGATAATAGGTATTAGTAAGACTTAATAAATCCCAAGTATCAGTTGCGGGAGAATCATTATAGAAGAAAATCTGTAACAATTTAGAGGTCGTATTTACTCTAACTAAATAGTATCTATACCCATTTGGAGTAGTATAATTAGAATCAACATGACAAATGAAACCGTACACAACATAACCAGAAGTAGGAGAAATAGCATGTTGTTCTGTATCAAAATTATAAAATCCATAGGTTTTAATTAATTTTCCATATTTTGATATTGCATTTTTGCATGATTGCAAGGAACCTTTAGGCATATCATCTTGATCGCCATAAGTAAACAGGCCATTAAATTCTTTTATCTCAATTATATTACTCATAGTTCACCTAAAAATTGTGACTAAAAAATATTGAATTGTCACCCCCGCCTATCCACCATATCAACACATCATTAACATTTAGTCCATCTTTCAATAGTTTATTTGCTTTTATATCTATATTATCAGCCATAGTTAATAATTCAGACCTATATCTGCCAATAATTGCATCTATATTATCATCAACATTAAGATTATCAGATACAATATTCTTTGGTAATATTCTATTCATCATATCGGATAGAGATACAATATCACCAAGAGATTTGACTATATCTTGTCTTATTGTGTCGTTAAATGTAATCGTATCTGACTGTAAACACTGGGAATATATTTTTACAATATCACTAATTGTAAGCGAATCCGTACTTTCTCTTGCAATTATTCTTGCCAATATATCATATATGCTTGTATTATCTCTAATAGTCTGAATCAATGTTTTAACGATATTATCAGATAGCAATAGATTTTCCGGCTTACGGTTAATGCTATTGGTAATTATATCATCAATCATAATCATTAATTCAGAGTTTGATCTTCCAATTAATCTATCTATATTATCGGAGGCAAAAATATTATCTATAATTTTGGTAATAAGCGCAAAAATAACCCCATCATTAAGATTAAGTGTATCCGGGCTATTGATCTTTGCAGTAAGTTTATAATCATCGCTAAACCCAAGACCATCATCGACTGGCCTTAATATATTTTTTAAATATGAATCATCTGATTTGACTAAATCCGTAATTGTATTTATAATACCTTTTACAATATTATCGGTAAAGGTAATGCTATCAGTCTTTAATATTCCCGCTAAGGCAATGTAATTGTCGTCCATCGCAAGGCTGTCATTGATATTCCTTAATACTAAGCGCAAATATTCATCATTAGATAATATTGATTCTACTAATATTTTCAATATTTTATTAACGACCGCATCATTAAGATTAAGTGTATCTAATAAAATGCCACCTTTTTTATAAATAGCCACAAGTATATCATCAGTTGAAACGCTATCGGCAATAACCTTAATTATTAGGTTTTTAATATCATCTGATAATGGCATATCATCAGCAGCCAATCTCAATATTGCTCTATTGTAAGAATCAGTGAGCGGCATACTATCATCTGACATATTGGTAATGTGCTTAATCAACTCATCAGCCGAAGTAATATTATCTAACTTCAAATATTTAACCAATATATCAAAGACATCCCCAAATTCAAGCGTATCGCCAACTAACTTGCCCAATATACCAATTACCGTATCTGAAAAGTTAAGGTTATCAGATAATCCCCTGGCAATATTACGAATGTTACTATCAGTTGTGATTATACCGTCTGCCATTAGTTTACTAATCAATAATATATAATTATCCGACAATCCCATTTTTTCAGAGAATATTTTGGATATTTGCGCCTTGTGTATATCGTCAAGACTAAGGTTGTCAAACGATCCTCTTGCCAATAATCGTTTATATTCATCGCCCGTCGTAATTGCATCCTTAATAATTTTTACAATTAATTGAACCATACCATCTGAAAATTCGATAGCGTCTTGCTTATCGCGCCCGAAATATCGCAAAAAGGCATCTTTAAAAGAAAATGAATCTTCGGCAATAGATTTTATCTTCCTTATCAAATCGTCATCTGAAAGGATGGTATCAGAATATATTTTTATAATTGAACTGGTTATGCTATCAGCAAATGACATAATATCCGATTTTACAATATTGGCAATAGATATATTATCGTCACCAAGAATAAGATTATCATCAATACCTTTTAATATTGATAATATGTAATCATCATTAGATAATATAGATTCAGATAATACTTTTACTATATTGGCAATCGCAATATCACTAATATACAGATCATCGAATAAGCGCCCGCCCTTTATTACTTCGGCTATTAGCGTATCGTCTGCAGAAACACTCTCCGAAATAATTTTGATTATTGAATTAATAACACTATCGGAAAACGAAATTGAATCACTCTTATATCTACCGACAAATCTATTATAATTATCGTCTAAAGTAAAATAATCTGCTACTATATTCTTTACAAGTTTAATAATATCATCTTCTGAAAAAACATCGTCGGAATGGAATCTCAGATATTCAGCTATCGTCCCAATCATATCAGAAAATTCAATGCTGTCAGATATTATTCTGCCAGCTTTCGCAATAAATTTATCAGAAAACGAAAAACTATCAGTAACATATTTTGCAATATTACGAATGTTATTGTCAGACGAACATACTCCATCTGCTATTAACTTGCTAATTAGCAATATACGATCATCGGAGAAACCAAGCATATCAGATGTTTTAGATACAACCAAATTTTTAATTTCATCGTCGAAATTAAATGTATCGGCAATATTGAGCATTATACTCTTAATTATATTATCATCACTATTTATCATTTCAGGCAAAGGACGCAAAAACAACCTATTATATTTGTCGGTAAACTCAAATGTATCAAATACAGTTCTTGCGCTTCTGGCAAAAATTTCGTCTGATATATTAAGACTATCCGACATCCTGTCGGCAAGCAATCTAATATAATTATCAAGTACATTAGAGTTATCCGAATAGGCTTTTACTATTGCCTGCCTAAATAAGTCGCCAAACTCAATATTATCGCTAATATCTGTTAATACTTTACTGATTGCATTGTCGCCCAAAGTCATGCTGTCGGCACAATAGTTCATAACAAGTTTGACAAATTCATCAGTTGCGGTTATTGTGTCCTGCCATAGATTTACAATTGTCTTGACAATATCATCGGATAAACCAAATTGGTCAGACAGCTTGCGTCCGGCTTCCCGCAAATAGGCATCGGAAAGGGCAAATGAATCAGCCTTAATATATTCACCGCCCTTTCCGAAACTATCAGACGTACCAACCCCGTCACTAAATACCTTCTTTGAGCTGGTTCTTATTGTAAAATAACCGCTATAATATGAAGTTACGCCGTCAATTTTAATCCTATAGTCCGTGTCGGTAGTAAGACCAACGTCGGGTGTCCATTCGTAAGACGTACCATCAACACCGGTTTCTATATATTCAATAAATACAGCACCTTTATATAACGATATATTACAGCCAGTTTCCTCTGTATCCCACTCAATGAGATATTGAGTACC